ATATAGATCAATTAAATGCTTTGCAGGTAAAGGTAGGCACATGACAAGATTAATACTTGAGCATATTCCTAAATCCATGCGCTGGGTCACATATCAGCCTTTTGAGTTTCTTGGTATAAATGTTCCGGCTGGCTATGAGACTGATATAGCCACTACTCCACGTATTACATGGTCCTTTTTTCCGCCAAGCGGCCCTTATGCTGAAGCTGCTGTCATGCACGATTATTGCTATACCCACTTACATAAAGACATGACTAAAATCGAGGCAGATAAGCTTTTTAAAAAAGGACTCATGGTGCTGGATATTCCAGCATTCCAAAGAGAACTGATGTATCAAGCAGTCCGAATCGGTGGTAATGGTCATTGGTAAAATAGTAAACTAACAATAGTATATATTGAAATGCGGAAGCCACTGAAGGTATCGCACTCACACTCTGATCAAAGGAGAGAGCGATGCCACAATTTCGGCACGGTGTTTATGGAGTCACTAGTGAGACGGGAATACGTCCTGTCACCATTTCACCTACAGGTATTATTACAATTGTCGGCACAGCCCCCGATGCTGATGATGCTATCTATCCACTGAACACACCTTCATTAATTGCAGGTTCCCCATTAAAGGCTGCAAAGCTGGATTTGACTGGTAACAGAGAAGGCACCTTACTTCCTGCAGTTGAGCTTATTCTCGCTCAAGCCGGTTCCATGATTGTTGTTATCCGTGTTGCTGAAGGTGTGAATGATGCTGAAACTTTAACGAACGTTATCGGCTCTACAGAAAGCGATGGTACACGTAGAGGCATGGAGGTAATCTATGACGTGCAAAGTCTTATTGGACATAAACCCAGTATTTTGATTGTACCAGGCTTTAGTCATGAGCAACCCGTCGTTACAAAATTGCAAACTATTACCGAACGGCTGCGTTCCTTTGCATTTTACGACTGTCTAGGAACAACAGAAGCAGAGGCCAACATCTTCAGGCAAAATTTTGCTTCTAAACGGCTGGAAGCCTGCTGGCCAAATGTTATTAATATCAATAGTGAAGTTGTGCCCACCTCAGCACTTGCAGCGGGACTTAGAGCAAAAATAGATAACATATCTGGCAAAGAGTACTCTGCATCTATTTCTAACGTGTTAGTTAATGATGTACTCGGTACTGAGTACACTATTGACTTTACAGACGGTGATGCCAGTTGTTTAGCATATCTTCTAAACAGCAATCAGATCAGTACTGTTATCAATGATGGTGGTTTACGTTACTGGGGCAACCTAACAAATTCATCAGATACCAAGTGGCAATTCCAAACACACGTACGCGTCAATGATATTATTCTAGATGCTATCACTAATGCATTGAAGTGGGCACGTGACCGCAAGCTTAATAAGACGTTTGTTGAAGATGTGGTGGAAACTGTTAATAACTTTTTAGCGAAAGAGACCCGTTCAAAAAATTTACTTGGTGGTAGCGCATGGGCAGACCCCGAAATGAACAGTGCAGATGTTATTCTTGCAGGTGAATTTTATTTAGATTATGACTTTACGCCACCAGGCATTGCACAAGCTATTAACGTCACTAGTCATTTTGTGAATGACTATGCCTCAGCCATCTTTGAATAATAAGGAGATTAAATAATGGCACTCCCTAAAATGCTTGTCGATTTTGCTTGGTACGCTGATGGTGTAGGTAAAATTGCAGAAGTACCAAAGATCAAACTGCCAGATTTAAACAAAGTAATGGAAGAGTACAGTGCTGGAGGCATGGCTGGTTCCGTTGAAATTTTCATGGGGATGATTGAAACTCTGACTTCAACGGTGACATTAGCATCACCAGATCCTGAAATTATGAAATTGTTTGGAATTACGAATGGTGATGAACGTCAGTTCACGTTTCGTGGGGCAATCAGTGGCCGTGATGGTACCGATAGTTATGTAATACGTACATTGGGGCAAATTAAAAATTGGAATCCTGATGAGATTGAACGTAAAAAGTTGAGCCAAGTTAACGTTGAAATTACACACACAACACTCAAAATTGAGCATGCAGGCAAAGTTATTGTTGATATTGATGTAGAAGGAGGCACGTTGATTATTGACAATGTTGATTTACGTTCAAACATCAATAGTGCACTGGGTATCTGATATGACAGACACATTACGTTATTTACCAGTCACTGTCCACCTTCAGGTGCCTGTAAAGCTTGATGGTAAAAAAGTCTCTGAGCTTATCATGCGAGCGCCTGCAACATCTGATGTTATTTTGGCACAAAAATCAACAACCAGTCCTGAAGATAAAGATGTTGCACTGTATGCAGCACTAACTGATACCACTGAAGCTCTAATACGTGCACTGACGTTATTTGACTACATTCAGCTGGACAATGCTTTTGAACTTTTTCTTGTCCCGCTCTCAACTCACTTAGAGCTGCATGCATTATTGTCGGACGAGAATCCGGTGAAGGGTATAGCAGAGCTACTCAGCTCTCTATCCACGAGTTAAATGATGTGTTGTTATCAATAAGTGAGATGAAGAGCGGGAATACTAACGATGAGTGATAACAATATTAATATACGTGTCGGAGTCACTCAGGACAAAAGTGCTCATCGTACATTTAATGAGCTTGATAAAAAACAGCGGCTAGCTAAACAGCAAACGGAAAAAAGCCATCGCACTGTTGGCAGGCACACACGTGCCCTTGGCGCTAGTAGCCGTGCAATGGGCCATAAGGCACGAATCATAGGAACCTCAGCTGCGGCACTAGGCAAATATTCTCGTAATATAGTACAGGCAGTAAAGCAAAATAAATTGTTAACAAAGTCACTTTCTGGCACTGGAAAAATGCTTGATGGTGTTGCTAATAAATGGACGGCTGTAGGTGGCGCGCTGGGTGTTGGTGTGACTGCAAAAACGATTGTAGATCTGTCTGCTCGTTACGAAAGGTTGGGCATTCAGGCTAATAAAAGTACTGAAGAAATGACTGTGCTACGTGAAGAAATCTTTAAAACAGCACAAGCAGCAACTATTCGCACAGATGATGCTGAGATTCTCTCAGCTATTGAAAAGATTGTTGAAAAGACAGGTGACCTTGATTTAGCTAGGCGAAATATCAAAGGTATTGCCATGACTTTATCTGCCACAGGCGCAACAGGTGCTGATATAGGCGCAATGCTGGCAGATATGTCTGATAAATTTGGTATTAACAATGCATCTGAAATGCTACAGCAGCTTGATACTCTGGTCGTTCAGGGTAAAGCTGGAGCATTTACATTGCAGGCTATTGCAAATAAAGGCTCAAGAGTTTCTGCTGCTTATGCTTCAATGGGTCGTACAGGCTCAAAAGCAATTCAGGAAATGGGAGCACTTCTGCAAGTTTCAATGATGGGTACGGGTGAAGCTGATATTGCAGCCACGGCTTTTGAAGCAACATTGCGTGATCTAGTGAGTAATCGTGAAAAGCTCAATGATCTAGGCATTAACCTGTTTGATTCTGAAGAATTAGCGGAAGGTAAGGAAGTGGCACGTTCTATCCCTGAAGTGTTAAAAGAGATTGTTCAGGCAACTAATGGAAATGTATCAGAATTTTCTGAAGTATTTGGCGATGAATCACGAAGGTTAGTTAACGTACTTGCTACAGAGTACAAAAACTCAGGTAACTTTGCATCATTAGACAAGTTTATGAGTATGCAGGGTGATGGTTCTACCATCATGGGAGACTCTGCACGTGCTGCTCAAACTGCAGCCGCTGCAATGAATAATTTGGCAGGGGCTTGGCGACGAATGGCAGATGGTGCATTAGCAGAACCTATCCAAAAATTAGCTGATGCAATGAACTCCTTTGACCCTGAAACCGTGCAAACAATACTAAAGGTGTTAACTGGCGGCGCATTATTACTCGGTGGTGCTGCAATAGGTAAAAAGGTGATTGGCGGTGTTCGTGGTGTAGCTGGTATTTTCTCCAGAGGTAAAGGAAAAGGCAGAGTAAGTGGTGCGTTATCTGCCATGTCCGGTTCAGGTGCTGCACCTGTGTTTGTTACAAATATGCCAGCCGGTGGCTTTGGTGGCGGTGAATTTGGCAAAAAGTCTAACACACGTTCAGGCCGTGGCCGCTTTGGTGGTTTAGGTAACTGATGTTACGCATTGATGAGCTGACTTGTACGATAAATGCAGTG